TGACCATGGGGATCTGGACCTTGACGATCGTGCTCATTACCGGCACCGCCATGATCGACCGCCGCGGGTGACCACCTTGTGCTTGCCGTGACGCGGACAAACATCACGATGCTCGGCATGCCGCCTGTGTCGCGGCTTGTCCTCCGCAAATGACACGATCACAGGCGGCACCTTTGTCGAGACATCCAGCAGGATGCGCTCAGCGGCCACCGGTTTGGGCTCGGTGGTGGTGGCAAGGGTTTTTTCCAGATCGGCTTTTCGCAGTGCCAATGGCTGCATGGTGTCAGTCCATGCGTCGTCGAACTGTTCCTCAGCGGCCACAGCCACCGTGATCGGATCCGCTGGCACCGGGATGCGCTGTAGCGCAAATAACACCATCAGCAGGGTAGGCATTGCGGTTACGGCCATGGTGATCTTGAATGGGGTCATGGCGATCCGACCAATGTCGGCGCCCGATGATAACAATGAGCTTGCTGACGGGGCATGATGGGTGACCCAATTGTACTGGGTCACTGATGCTACCAACGAAACGTTGGAAGTCCAGTCCAAATCTTTATTGGAGCCGAAATAAATTCAGCGCAGCGGAGTTGATAATGGCGAGACTGTTGATCTATCTCAAGGCAGGCGAGCCGAAATGTTTTTTCTCTTTCTGGGCGAACAAGTTTCAGGTAGCCGCGTTCATTAAAGCGGCGTAATGTTTTTGCCACCAAAAAAAATCAAGAACGACAGGCAATCCCAAAGAAACGGGAGTACGCGGAATGGAAGGAAGGGAAGTAGTCATCGAAAGGGAAATACAACTGGCGACAAAAGGGATTATTGACGCCTTAATACCGTTCAGGAACAAGCCCGTCTGTTTAGATGCGTTGGAAAGAGCCAGCAAGGAGGTGCAGAGCAATCACGTTCTCTTTCCTCTCGGCGATGAAGGAAATAATTCTTCTTCCAGCGCCTCAGGCTGATCACTCCACCTTGATCGACATGTAATCAATTTTGATGCCTGCTTCTGGTTGCAGCAAACTTGACAAGGACAACTTGTCAACAATCAGCGCTTGTTAGTGATATGGAGGGTAAATCGAACTCGGTTTGAAAGTGGCGTACGAGGCGCCTGGGAAAACCGGCAAAACTGGTAGACCCATGACGAATCGAAAGATCATCGCACTGGCGGTCACAAAGGCTGGTGGAATGCGCGCATTGGCGCGGGAACTTGGAATCAACTATCAGGCGATTCAGTCATGGAAGCGAATCCCGGCTGAGCGGGTCGTCGCCATCGAACACATCACAGGCATCCCACGTGATCAATTGCGGCCAGATCTTTATAAGGTGAGCGACAAGAAAAAGTAAGCGCTCACTGCCCACATCATGGTTAGCGGCCGGTCAAGTTCTCATCAAGAAAATAATTCTTTTTCCAATGTCTCCAGCCGACGCTTTATCTTCGCGGTGATGCGTCGGTCGAAATATCCTTCCAGGATATAGCTGAGCGTTATTTCAGGAACGCGCCCTGCGATCAAAAGAGCAGTCCGCAGCGTGACTGGAAATCCGCGCTCAAGATTATTCCAGTGATTGGGGTGAACGCCGAGCAAGCGTGCAAATTCAGATTGATTATCGCCAGTCTTCAACTTGCGAATGATTACTAGCCTGCGTCGAATTGCTTCACTTTCGCTCTTGGTGATTGATTCGTTGCTCATTATGTCTTGCATCAGTGCTCCCAGCGCTTACGCCCACTCACCCCCCCTCGGGTCGGGCACGAAGATCATGAATTGGCACCACTGCCATATTGACCTGCATTGGGTGTTATACAAATCGCACGTAAGATCGAGTGTGACAATGCTCAAATTCCCTGGCTCCTAAAAAATTTAGACCGATTGCCTAAACAATTTAAGACACTTCGCAAGCCGCGTCTGTGCACTTTTACCACAACCATTAGGCAGTCTGATTGGTCTGGATCAATTCCGGCGAACGTCGCTTCTCTGCCAAAAAAATTTTTGAAGCGCGCCTTGACTCCAACAAAACGTTGGAAGAGGATGTCGCCCTCCTCGTCATTCAGAGGGCGCCTCCCTTGAAAATTCTCAATAAGGCATCTGATATCGTTAGGGTTTTGGGCGGACCAGATCAGCTTGCAAAGCTGACCTTTTCCAACAAGGACGCGGTCTGGCAGTGGCAAAACAACTTCAAGGCCTTTCCTTCCAACACATTCGTCATCATGATTGACGAATTGAAGAAGCTCGACTGCGAAGCACCTCCACATTTATGGAAGATGCGAGGCTTTAAAAAAGTTTCGAAGCCTCGTCCCACTCGAAAATCTCCTCTTACTCAAAAGTCTCGCAAGGTTGCATCCAGGCGTCGCGACCGGGCGCGGACGCGCTTTGCGCCGAAGTCCCGCTTCAGAGCGAGCCTCGCCGCAAGTTCCTGAAATACAACCTTCAAGCGTGACGCGCCATGGCGATCTCGCATCATAACGACGCAGAACAAACCGCTCCCTGGTTTACCAGACAGGGAATGACCGACAGGCTGGTGGCATTGCATGGCGAGGGCGTCAGCTTCGGCGGCATTTCCAGGATCCTGGAGCATGAATACGATCTCCCGGTCACCCGGAACCAGGTCGTCGGCAAGGCGCGGCGACTAAAGCTGTCACGCCGCAAGCCGATTGAACCCCAACCGAAACTGCCTCGTCATAAACTGAAGGCTCGATCACCGAAGCCGCACAAGCCTCGCGCGCCACTTCCACGCCTCAGCGATGGGCGTCCCGGATCACCTCGCCCTTCGATTCCGCTGCAACCGCCGGCGCTGTCGTTGCCGCCATTGCTGCCGGCGTCGACCCTGCCGCAGGAAGCTCTGCGCCTGGAAGACCTGCCGGTGCTGGCGCTCAAGCCGGGCGAATGCAAATTCGCCGAAGGCGAATACCCGTATCAGTTTTGCGGCCGGCCACAGGTCGAAGGCTCCGCATACTGCCGCGGACATCTCGCGATCATCTTCCGTACGAGGGAGGAGCCGTCGCCATGACTTCCATCCCGCTGAAGCTTGTCGCGCTCGACATGCCGGAACCCAACCATCCGGTGCTCAAGATCCAGACCATGGATTCGGAAACCATTTTCCAGTTCGACGTCACGCGCGACCAACTGTTCCTGCTCAACAGACAAGCCGTCGATATCCTCATCGAAGGGAAACTTCTCCATCTCGACGACGAGGTGCGGATATGAACGCCGTCGCCTGCCGCGTCGACCACGGTCCCAGAGAGCCAAGCGAGCACTCACTGCAGGTGCGGGTGCTCGAGGTCATCAATACCGGCAAGGCGCATCCTGACATCTTTGCGTTCGCGATCCCGAACGCCGCTCGGCGCTCGTTCCGGATAGCCGCGAAGATGAAGGCAGAAGGCCTGATGGCCGGCGTCGCCGATGTCTGCATCATGCTGCCCGAGGCAAAGTCGGCCTGGCTGGAATTGAAAAAGCGCAAAGGCGGCCGGCAATCGGACCACCAGAAAGGATTCGAGGCCCGTTGTCAGCGCCTGAATCATCCCTACGCGCTGGCGCGTACGCTCGATGAAGCCATCGCCGCGCTGCATCGTTGGGGAGTGCTGCAATGAGCAACATATTCGAGCGCTTCGCGGAAACCCAGATGGTCGCGGCGACCAAGGCTAGGCATCGCACCGCAGAGAAACGTGAACGCAATCGCCAGGCCAGGATCGCGCAATCCGAGAAGGACGCGCCGATGAAACTGTCGCCACTGGAGCAGGCGATGGCGGATTCCTCGAAGCAATTCCGCGGCTACATGAGAGCCAAGCGCGCCGAGCTGAAGCAACTGCTTCACGGGCCGGACGGCGAACGCTGGCACGAACTTGTTAACGTGTTACGGGCTCTCACGCTCGAGAATGGCGACCGGCTGATCGACTACGTCAGGCAACAGCGTTGGCTATTCGATGCCGACCTGCGCACACGACAGGTCGCGATTGGCCTGATCGATGACGCGATCGAGCGGCTACGGGTCCAGAACGGCTACGCGCCGATGGACGATGCCTTGCCTGGCGAGCCGCCGACCGTGTTCCAGATCATTCGTGACGAGCTGAAGGTGATGACGGCATGACAGACAAAGAAGATGTAGCCGTTGTGGCCGTTGCCTTGACGCAAATTGCCGGTCGTCTTGCGGAAATCAGTGAAAATCTCGAATACATAACCGAGCTGTTCGCACAATCAACATACGAGCTGGAAACTGACGACGATGAAGAGCCGCGGCGAGTTATTCGTGGGAGGTTTGTGAGGACTGAAACATGACAAGCATCATCTCGAAAGCGCTCGACGGTTACGCCACCTCCACTGCTCGAATGTTCGAAACCGACCGCATGAACACGGTCGGCGCTTCCGAAATCGGCCAGTGCGTTCGCAAGATTTTCTGGATCAAGAACGAACTGGATCCGCACTACGGGGTCAAGCGCGATGCCGATTATGTCGATAGCTGGGGCGCGAGAGCCCGCGGCACTATTTTCGAAAACTTCTTCTGGGAACCGGCGATGCGCGCCAGGTTCAGCGAGCGGCTGAAATTCGCCGGCAACGACCAGCGCACCTTCGTCGACAACTTCCTGTCCGCCACCCCGGACGGCCTGGTAATTGATCTGACACCAGAAGAAAAACGTGAACTCGGCACCGACGCCGATTGCATTAATGTAGAATGTAAAACGACGGACCCCCGCGCCAACCTGACCGACCCCAAGGCGACCAACGTCTTTCAAACTCAGGTCCAGATGGGATTGGTGTGCGAACAGACCGGATTCAAGCCGACGCATTCACTGCTGTCCTACACCGATGCGAGCTTCTGGTCCGAGGTCAAGGAGTTCGTGATCGCGTTCGATCCGAAACTCTATGACATCGCCAAGGATCGCGCCGCGCTGATCATGACGGCAAAAGATATCAGCGATCTCAAGCCCGAGGGTTACATCGCCGGCGGTCATGAATGCAGATATTGCCCGTTCACGCGTGCCTGCGGCATCGAGCGGCGCAACCTGCCGTTTGCCGACCAGCCGGTCGAGCCACAGTTCGCCGAGGAAATCATGCAGATGGCACGCGAACTAAAAGCTACCGAGGCCGCTCGCGACAGTTCCGACAACATGGTGCGCGAGCTGCAGGAAGCCATCAAGACGCGGTTACGCGAAAAAGGCGTCAAGAAGATCCCCGGCGTCGTCACCTGGTCGCCGGTCAGGGGCCGCGCCGGCATCGATATCAAGGCGCTGAAGGAAGCTGCCATCGCCGCCGGCATCGATATTTCGCAATTTGAAACAACTGGTGACCCCGGCGATCGGCTCACCATCCAGATCGGGCCGCCAAGAGCGGCCTGATGGGGCGCGGCCTTCGGCCTGTGTCCAAACGAGCAACGAGCAACGAGCACCGAGAAACAGGAAACAATGTCATGAACACTCCAGCACCACGTCAAGGCACCGACGTCTCCACGCCATCCTCGAATCCGTTCACCGCCTATGGCGAGCAGGCGTCGCAGAAGGCGATCGTCGGCACGCTGTTGCGGTACTCGAAGGGCGATTACCTCGCCGGCCAGGACGACGAGGAAGTGGCGATGGGCAGCAAGTTCGTCGCCAACATGGACGAGCTGATGGTCGGCTGGATCCGGTGGGAGAACAACCGCCCAACCGACCACATCATGGGCAAGATCTCGGAGAACTACCAGCCGCCGAGGCGCAACGAGCTTGGCGACACCGACAAGGCGATGTGGGAGGTCGACAGCCAGGGCAAGGAACGCGACCCCTGGCAGTTCTCGAATTACCTGCTGCTCTGGGGCGTCACTGATGCCGAACTCTACACCTTCGCCACGTCGTCCAAGGGCGGCCTCAATGCGCTGGGCGATCTCTGCAAGGTCTATGGCAAGGCGATGGCGCAGCACCCGGACGAATATCCGATCGTCGAACTCGGGGACGATTCCTACCCCCATCCCAACAAGGAGTTCGGCCGCATCAAAATACCGGTGCTGAAGATCGTCGGCTGGGAAACCAGGGGCGTCTTTACCGACGGCGAGGTTGCCGACAGCGCCGGGGAGGAAAGCGTCGCCGTGGAGAAGGCGCCAGAGAAGGCGCCGGCCAAAGCTGCGCCGGCCCCGCCGACAGGCAAGGCCAAGTTCTAAAACTACCTTTGATGGCGCGCGTCTATTGCGCGCGCCGGAAGGTGAAAAGGCGGGGGACGCAACAAAGATGGCACAAGCCGCCAACATCACCGCCTATGCCCAGGCGATCGAATTCATCATCGCCGTGTTCGGTCCGACCACCGAGCAGCCGGTGTTCTTCCAGACGCTGGCCAACGACAAGGGCGACCTGGATGAGAGCCGGATCAAGAGCCAGCTCCTGACCCGCGAGCCGGAACGCGTGATCCGCTTTGTCGCCAAGCACGACCGGTTCCGGCGCGGGATGTTCTACTGCACCTCGACGCTGGCCGAGGGCTCCGCGACCCGCAACAAGGAAACCGTCCGGGAAACGCCCGGGCTGCATTCGGACCTGGATTTCAAGCACCTGGTCGAGGACGAACCGACCATTCGCGCCCACCTGGCAAGATTGCGCTACCAGCCCAGCATCCTGGTGCGCAGCGGCGGCGGCCTGCATTGCTATTGGCTGTTCAGGGAAGGCCTCGACACCCAGGCTCATCTGGAACGAATCGAGAACGCGCTGAGGCGACTGGCCTGGCTGCTGGGTGGCGATCCCAGTGTCTGCGAGGTCGCGCACCTGATGCGGCTGCCGGGCACCCATAATTCGAAATATGGCGACCTGCGCGAGGTGGCCTGCGAACAGCTCGACGGTGAGCGGCGCTATGAGCTGGATGACCTCGAGGGCTGGCTGAACGAGGTCCGCGAACCAATCCTGACCCGGAAGGAACCGGTAATCAGGTCCGTCAAGGCTGCCGGGTCCGCCGAGTCCGCCGAGTCCGCGGCC